TTTTATAAAAATTATCAAAAATTTCATAAAAAATATCATTAAATATACCTATTTTTAAATTAAATAATTATTACTCCCAAAATTATATATTTTTATTAAATATTATTTTTAAATACACTTAATTAAATTTATAAAATGAATATGGTAAACTAGGCATAAAAAAGAATATTCATATTCTTTTTTATGCAAAAAATATTTATCTTTGATAAATATTTTTTTATTTTTTATGAAATTTTTAATAATTTTCATAAAAATGAGTGTATATATATATTCTTTTTATACTTATTTAATTATAATTATATATTATATTAATTATGATTACAAATGTAGGTTTTGATTATTATGTATATACTGATTGTGCTTGTTCTAATAATGGTAAATCTAATGCATTAGTTGTAATTGGTATTTTTTTTGGAATAGATGATGAATGAAATGTATATAAAATAATAGAAGGTAAACAAACAAATAATACAGCTGAATTAAATGCTATTATTGAAACATATAAAATTTATTTCTATACAATTATAAATTTTTATAATTGTATATGTATTATTCTTTAATTTAATAAATATTTAATTAAATAAGGTTAAATGATCACTCGTCATTTATAGGTATTTTAGTACAATCATCTGTAACATATGATTGTTGTGCAATAGATTGTTTTCTATGTTTAGTACCATTGCGATGGTCTTGCCATTGATATACACTATTACATATAATATTACATATATTGCATTTAATCTTGTATCCAGATGTATTGGATTGTTCAATTTCATTTTTAGATGTTATAATATTTGATACATTTATTAAATCGATTTTTTTCATAATAGATAATGCAGCTCTTATCCGTGCAGTATCATAACATGATCCTACCATATGAATATTATCTAATGAATACAAACAAAGATCATTATTTATTTCTGGATTATAATTTTGATCAATAATACATCTTTCAATATAATCTTTAATTAAATCTTGATATTTTGAATCATTAAATAGTAAATAGGATGTATTAAATTGTGGTAAAATTGTTCGAATATTAATATCTACATGGTTATGTAAAATTGATACTGGCGATGGTGCATTAGTGCCTATCATCGGTTCAATTAAATATTGATTTATTATTTCTTTTACTTTTTTGTAGGAATTAATCCAAGTACCGTCAATAATTATTGCTGCAATTACTGCACAAAAAGTATCAGCAAGGCATTTAGGTGCATCATGACAAAAAAATAATATTACATTACTATTTAATTTTTCTAAATCAGAACAAGTTGTATTGATATTTAAATGTTCAATACTAGCTAATATTTTATCTAAATTATCATTACTATATAATAGATAATTATGTAATTTCATTTGAACACAAGCTCTTGATAAAGAGGCATTACAATATATTGCTAATAAAGTTTCTTCAATGTTTTGTAAATCTGGAACAATTTTATTATTTAACATTTCTGTGATATAATATGAATTAAAACTTTTATTATCTAGTGATGATTTAGCCTCGCCAGTAAATAATCCATTAATTTCTAATAATTTTTCAATTACAAAATATTTAACAATTTCTTTTCCGATAATAGAAAGACTACGCTGTGATGGTGTTATAGATTTTTTATATGATGAATGTGTTAATGCTTCTATTAAAAGCATTGGATTATTAAATTTATGATTCGCATAAAATTCACTTTCGAGAATAGGTAGATTAATATCTTTTGGTATTTTTGCTTTAACATATGAAGGAACTGAAATCCAAGGAAATAATCCCCACATAGTACGCCATGATTCTAAAACTGGTCTTTTTTCATATGTTAATTTATTTTCACCAATTTGTCTAATATTAGCACTATCTTTACCATTACAAATACTCATTAATTCTATATCATCTATTGGTTCTGGTGTTAGTTCACAATTATCATTTCTAGAATTTCTAATAGGAATGTTATTATTTATTGCATTTTCTATGTTTATGATATCAATTTTGGAAAGTATACCAAAAGACTTATATTCTTCATAATAAGCTAATTCGTCGTTATTTAATTTAATTCCAGAATATAAACTTTGTCGATAAGGTTTTATTTTATCAACAGGAGGTGAATTAATACCTATGAAAGACGGCATAGGAACAACTAAAGATATTATATGACGATATTTTAAAAATTCTACAACTTTTGGAGGTATTTCATAACAATTATTACGACCTGATAATAATGTTTTAGAATTTTCACTGTAGCGAAGAGGAACCCACCCATATTCAGGATATTGACAATCAAATTCCCAACCTAAAGCATATTCATCTTGACTTCTTTTATATACTTTCCAATTATTATCTTTATATTTAACTTGTAAATATTGTTTGTCTAGTTTTATATTTGTAATTTCTCGCAAAATTGTATATTGTGGTGAATTACCAGTACTATGTTTTAATGTAATTAAAGATTGGATTGGTTTACCTCGTAAAAATCTTTTAACTTTATTAGGTAAAAATACTATGTCTTTGTTGTCATTTTTAATATTTGGTGATTCAAAGAAATTGTAATCATTATTAGATGTAATTTCTAATTCTTCACTCCAATTAGAATCATTTTCTAATATAGGCGATTCATCCGACTCAAAATTAATTAATTTTTGTTCAATAAAAATTGATGGATTACCATTAATGCGTTTATATCGACACCAAATAAAGTCTTCTAATATATATTTAACATATAACCAGTTATTATTAATATAAAATTGTACATAATTAATTGTTCTTCCTAAATAGTATTCATATCCTCCACCCATAATATGATTAAAAGCAAGAGATGGTTTATCATTAAAAGTTTGATACCATAATTCTTGAAAATGATTATTTGTAGTCATTAATAAATTTGCTACAATACAGTCAGATCCATTTGATCTTTTTTGATATCTATTTTCAATTGAATTTTGTAATTCGTCATGATTTATTTGAATAGAATGATGTGATGTATTATGTTGCCAATATACATACGGAGCAAAAAATTCTTGCATTGCTGTCATTGTTCGTATTGTTTGTGTACCTAATATTTTTAAAACTTTTTTTAAAATATCTAATTCTTTTCTATTATCATATAATTTTAACCACGTTGAAATTATTAATTCAATATAAAAAGGCACTATACTGATTATATCACAATATATTATGGATTCTATATCTAAATCTAACTTATCTTGTCCAGATATTATTTCCTTTTCATTGAAAGCATCAATTTCATTCATTAGAATAATATCAAGTTCGTTCTTATCATTTAGACGAACCAATGGAATATCTAGATTCCAAATTTTTGAATAATTTTGAATAATTATCCATTCTTCATTAGAACAATTAAATTCACTAATATTTATAATATGTATTGTAATGGATAATATATCAGTAGTAATATTAATTTCTTTTTCAGAAGGTTTTTCAGCATATCGTGGCCATAAAATTCCAAAACTAGTATCTATTTTTTCTTCAATACTCGCGTCATTAAATTGAAATATTAACTTGAATTGAAGTAATAATTGACGTCCCATAGGTACATTATTTAATTTACAATAATTAATATGTTTTTCTATAATTTCATTTACTAAATTATCTGGTTTATTAATATACATTGCATGAATAGGTTTATCATATTTAATATTCTCAAATAATTTTAAAATATCTGTCGTTATCTTTAATTTTGCTTCTGTTTCCATTTCAACCTCATTTACTTCAGCACTAACAAATAAATCAGGACAAGATAATATTCTATATGACCATCCATATGATTGATAATATTTATTCTCAACTAATTGCAAATCAGTACCATAATTTTTTTTTTCATATAATATTTCATTTTTTACAAAGGAATCATGTGATATTTTATTTTGTATATCTATTATTTTTGTTTCATTATTGTCTATTATAATAAATTTTTCATTTTCTTTTTTTAAATTTATTAATCTAGATCTTCGCGATTGTTTTTGATTTCTTTGTTCTATTTCTAAAGTATTGTGTTGTACTGAATTCCTTTGATTACCCTTTCCTAAATTACTTGATTGACCTTTTCCAATGTGTCTTATATCATGCAATCTATAATTATGTTTTCCTATTTGATTAAATTGATGTTCTTTAGATTGTCCTTTTCCTGTTTGATTTAATTTGTGTTCTTTATTTTGTCCTTTTCCTAATTGATTTGATTGATATCCTTGTGATTGTCCTTTTACTAATTGCCTTTGTTCCAAATCTGACCATGTTGCTTGATTATATATAATATCTTGTTTATTATCATATTTATTAACACATATATTTTGTTCATATATAAAATTTTGCCATGATTCTTTATCGCACCAATCTTCATAATCTGAAGAAATCATTATAATCTGTATAATGAGATTTTATCTTATGGTAAATAAATCATTATTTATGAATAAGACATTTATATTTCAATTTTTAAATATAAATGTCTTGCCTAATTTTAATACTAATGCAGAATTATTATAGATGATTTATTCATTTATGTATATTTAGATAGACTCATTTTATGAAAAATATTAAATATTTCATAATAATTATTTATAAAATTAATAGCAATATTTTTATGAGATATTTAATAATTTTCTTAAAAATGAAGGTGATTTATCCTTGTTAATACGAAAATTATCAAAAATTTATAATAACATAAAATCTTCTATTTAACATAATCATGTATGGAAAAATAATATTTAATAAAATTATATAATTTTTATAAAAATGAGTGTATATTATTTAATTTAAAAAATATATTTGTGTTGTGTATAATTACTGTAAATTATTTAATAATGTTTAAATTAATAAAATATTATTTTAAGATTTCATAAAAAAGAATATACATATTCTTTTTTATGCCTATATAATCATCCACTCGTTTTATAAAAAGTATATTTAAAAATAATACACATTTTATGAAAATTATTAAAAATTGCATAAAAAAGAATATACATATTCTTTTTTATGCCTAAATTGTCGTATTCATTTTATAAAAATAAATTTTATGTATTTAAAAATAATATTTAATAAATGTATATATTTTTGCTAATAATAATTATTTAATTTAAAAATGAGTATATTTAATGAAAAATTTTTAATAATTTTTATAAAAATGGGTGCATTTTTAAATATTCATGTAATAATTATTTATAAAATAATAATACACTCATTTTTAGGAAAATTATCCAAAATTTCAGAAAAAATAAAAAAATATTTATCTTCGATAAATATTTTTTATCTCTATATTACCGTATCCATTTTATAAATTTTATTTAGTGTATTTAAAACCAATATTTAATAAATGTATATGTTATAATGATTTATTAAAAAATAGGTATATTTAAATGAGCATAGAAAAAAATACAAGTATTTTTTTCTATGCAAAAATTATTTATCAAAGATAAATAATTTTTCATTTTTCATGAAATTTTTTAATAATTTTCATAAAAATGGGTGTAAATAATTTTTCATTTTTATGAAATATTAAATAATTTTCTTGAAAAATAGTGTATAATTAATATTATTTACACAAATAGACTACATCTTATTAAATATAATAATAGCACCTTTAATAAAAAAAAATAAATTAAATAAAATTATGATTAGTCCTAAATATGTTTAATACTGAATTTTTAATTTATATTTTTTGATTAATGGTTTATATGAGTCTTTCCAATTATCTATATTTGGAATATTATTTTGACATAATTTTACATTTTTAGTTGATATATAATTATCAAAAAATACAATATCTATATTATCTGGTATAACATTTTTAATTGAATTTTCTAATTTATGTTTTTGCATATAAATATTACACATCATTTCTACAGATAAGATAATTGGATTTTCTCTATTATAATAAGTAGAATAAATATGATATATATTTTTTGGTATTATTAATAATTCAAGAAAGAACCAAAATGATTCTGCAATATATTTAGGTGTGATATATAATGAACAATAATCTTTATTATCTAATAAATAACATAAATTTACTAAAGTATCGTATGCATCGCGTAAATATTCACTGTCATAATCATTTACTAATAACCAATTTACATTATGCATCCAACTAGGTATATTATGTTTACATATTTTTTTACAATATGAACAAATAACCATTTTTGAAAATAATATTTTTTGAATAATTTACGGTAATTTACATTATCAAGTAAATAAATAATTATATTTTCAATTTTTATTATAAATTAAAATACATGTATTAAGAAATAAAAATATAATTTTATATCATAGATCACAATCATTTACACAACACCAATTATAGTATCTATTATCATAAAAATAATAACCAATTGCATAACGTTTACACCATGCACATTTATACCCATAACCGGCAAAATTAGGACATTGTTCATATCCATCTATTAATGGCGTTGCCAAAATACCTTCTTTTTGTATCAATTCTAGTGTTTCCACTATTTCAGGTGTGATAGCAAATTTTATATTTTCTGGTGCCGGATAATGTTTAACTATATTATCTGTTTGATTTATATTACTAGCAGATATATTTTCTTTTGGTATAATTTGATTTTCTTTAGATATAATAGTAGGAAATGAATATTTTATTTCTTTATGAGGATATTTTGATGATACTTTTTTTAGATATTTAACAGGAAAGTTATTAGGTGTTAAAAAATAATCAGAATTTTTCCATACTTGATATCCATCATTAATAAAAGATATTAAATCTAGAGCTAAATATACTTCTTGACTATTACCATCACGACATCTTACACGATTAATAATTTTATAGTAATCACGTGGAAATCCATATTCTGTAGCAATAAAAAAGTGACCATCTCGAGAACTATTAAAATATCCTTGAGCTTGTATTTGTAACCATGCTTGTTTAGTAGTTATATGAATTGGTATTTCTTTTGTATTTATAGTATTAATTGTTACAAGAGTTTGATGCAGTTGTTCTCTAATTGGTTGACGATTACTATGACCACTTTTTGCTTCAACATAAAGTTGGTTATCTTTTAATTCTATTAAAAGTCTACCGCGTGCTTCAATGGTAATAGCACGATGAATTATTAAAGAATAATTATCTTGGGATTGTATTTTAGCAATTTCATTATTATTTTGTGCAATATATATCAAAAGATCGCCAAGATTAATAGGTGTATTTGGTAAATATGGCGAATGTCTTAAAAATCTTGTTATAAGTTTACTTAGATAATAAGCAGTTGCATCAATATTATGTTGATGTTTATAATTAGATATATAAAGATCAATAACTTGATTTATTACAATCTGCATATTCGTCATATTGTTGTATTCCTGTTGAAAAAATATATGGTAAACATATTACCATAATATATTATAATATAATATTTTCAATTTTTATACATTCATTTAGATTAATAATTGTATATGAAAACATTAAAAAATTAAAAACAATACATTTATTTTTATGATAATTATTAAAATTTTCATAAAAAATACTATTTAATTTTTATATAAGTACGACAGGAAATCAAAGATTTTATGTCTAAAGATTGAAATAAATAGAAGATTTATCACAATCATACATTTAAAAATATTTAATTAATTCATATAATTTAGATGTAATAATATTTTATAAAATAATAAAAATATTTAATAAATAATTTTTTATCTCATTGTTTAATAAATCATATATAACTATTAAATTTTTCATTAGATATAATGTAATTATACACTCATTTTATAAAAATTATTAAAAATTTCATAAAAAATACAATTGTACTATATTCATTTTATAAAATTTAGTTAGTGCATGGGGGATAAAATCTTTGATTTTATCCCCCATCCATTGTAGAGGAAAATCAAAGATTTTCCTCTACGGTGCATTTAAAAATAATATTTAATAAATTTATATAATTTTGTGAGTAATAATTATTTTATTTAAAAATGGGTATATTTAATAAAATAATCATTACTAGCAAAATTATATACAATTATTAATTTTTAATTTTATATACACTAACTAATATTTATAAAATGAATATGATAACCCAGTATTTTTTATGAAATTTTTGATAATTTTCATAAAAATGAGTGCATATTCTAAAATTTGTTGTATATGTTTATTCATTAAATAATAATATATTTTTCGTATTTATAAAATATTAATAAAAAAATATTAATAATATATATAAGATTTATTGAAACTCGGCGAAACATTTCTTTTACTAAATAATTAGTTTAAAAATATTCATAATAATTATTTAAATTTATTAATATTTAATTAAAACATTGATTAAATATAATTTATTGAAATATTTATTATTATTATATATATTATAATAATAAATGGAAAATTATATAAATGAAATTATATTTTATGGATGTTGGAATAATCCTTATAATACATCGGATAATGGTAAACCTAATTATTATAATGTTATACAAAAAATTGAAGAATATATTAGTCAAAGAAATGATATAGCAGTTGTAGTATTAGGTGATAATTATTATTATAAAGGTGTAAAAGATAAAACAAAAAAAGAAAAAGACAATGGAGAAGAAATAAAATGGGAAGAACATGTACCACAAATAGAACATGCATTTAATATGTTAAATAAACTAAACAAGAATATATATTTATTAATGGGTAATCATGATATTCAAGATTTTTATCCAACATGTCAATTATTACAATATGAATTAAATTTACCAAATAAATTTTATTCATTATTTCCAACTGGTTGTTTAAATAACTATAAATCTACCATGATCCAAAATTTAATTAATGATGAAAATATAAAAAAAAATAATTTTGATATATTAAAATTATTTAATATATTAGCAATAGATACTACAATCTATTCCACTGGAAATAATTGTACGCCCACCTCAGAAAGCTTAGATTTGATTAGTATTAAAGAAACACAAAATAAAATTTTAGTAAATTTTATCCAAAAAGGATTATCGCAAAAAATAATATTTGGACATGAGCCATTAATGACAATCAAATTTAAACAAGATACTTTATTATATATTTTAGGATTATATGAACCTATAAAATTAAATAGCGATAGGTTTACTAAACCAGAAACAAAAGAACATTCTCTTATTGAATTAATATTTAATTCAATGCAAGAAAATGAAATAATATATTATTTTTGTGCAGATGATCATATAATGACACATAGTAAGATTGTGTATGGATCAAAAACTATTATTCAAACAGTGATGGGTACTGGTGGTGCAGTATTAGATAATTGTATTAGTAGAAAATGTGAAGGTAATTATATATTTATAATAAATGAAGGAAACTTGATAAATTTGACATATTTAAGTAGCAAAGAAAACGATTATGGTTTCGGTATAATTAAATTTTTTAAAAATAATATTTCCGATATATTATATCATAGTGTTATTGAAAAAACACCAATATCATTAATGGTTAATCCATCTGAATCAATATTACAAAAATATTTAAAATATAAACAAAAATATTTAAATTTAAAAAATTGAATTAATAATTATTTATTTTATTGATTTAATATTTTTACCATAAAAAACAATTTTACAAAACAATATGGATTATTCTAATGAAGAAAAAGTATTAATTAATAATATATATACTTTAGATTTAATAACAATAATTAAAACTAAAAAATTATCTTATAATTTTGTTAATAATTATATATTAAATTCTGATTATCAAAAAGATAGAGAAGAAAAAGAAATAACTTTAGGAATGATATTATGTTATCAACCACATCTTATAAAATATTATTATAATGTTAATAAAATAAATTAATAAATTATAATTTATATAAAATATTTTTTTTTATCATATTCATTTTATAAAAATTATTTAAATGTTTTAATATTATTCAATAAAATATTTTATTGATAAATAATACACTCATTTTTAAGAAAATTATAAAATATTGTTATTATTTTATAAATAATGACTATATTTTAATTATATTTTTATAAAGATAATAAAAATGAATGTATTATTTGTATATTATAATAATTAATTAAACATTATTTTTTGAATACACTAGAATATTTAGTATAAATTAATATAATTAATTAGACGGAAAAAAATATATAAATACACTAATTTTTTATAAACATTAGTGTATTTATTTAAATAATAAATTTTTGCTTTAACAAAATTATTAAAATTATTATTATTTATACATACATCCATTTTTATAAAAAATATTAAAAATTTCATAATAAAATACTCATTTTTTAATTAAATAATAATTATTACCAAAATTATATAAATTTATTAAATATTATTTTTAAATACACAAAATAAATGTATAAAATGAATACGTTGTGCTAGTACTTTATATGAAATTTTTAATAATTTTTATAAAAATATTTAATATAATTATACTAGTCAAAAAAATAAATATATTTTCTAGAACTAGTTGTAAAAGTATTTTAAAAGTATTTTATTAACAGGTAAAATGTTACCGCACTAGTGATAGGTATAACGCTGTTGCGCTTATTATTGGTGAAAAATAGTTGTATACAATTTAACGTTTTCTCTGACTTCTTACCCGCACCATTGGCTGAATTGAAACAGGTTGTATACTAATTGGTGGAAATTGTTGGATATCTTGAAGGTGATAATTAATATTTGTCTCTTCATGAATTCCTATAGATGGTGATCGGCGTATTTGAAAGTGTTGATTAGAGGCTGATGACTGTCCGATGGATGCTGGTTCTTGCTGTGGAAGGTGCAGAGGATCTCGAAGACAGTAATCAGAGATCCATCCAATGCCTGGATTGGGAAACAAACGTTGTGCAAATACCCAAATACCTGGTTGCTCAACAGGATGGATTATCTTAACAACATCACCAGGCTTTACAGCCAAGTATCCACCGCTGTAAGGTACAAACTTTTGCTTTACTATACATTCATCTTCTTCAGCCCAGATGTTTGGCATAATGTCTATTGGCGCTAGTACTTCATAATTAGTAAAGCCTTGTTGTGCTGGGTCATTCTCTTTGAAACCAAATACCCACCCGTCATTTGGATTTTCACTGAGAATAATAACCCGTTCCCCCATAATTACACCAAGAAGACCTTGCTTTTTCGCAACATCTGCCCGAGGTACCCAAGATTTAATGCATACATATCTTGCACATTTGATAGTACTACCTATTTTAGAAAGATGACTAGGCCAATCATATGATACCTCAGGTAGCGGGTACCTTATTCTGAGCACTTGGAACACGTCAACATGCAATATATTCATCAAAATGAGAAGATACTTGCACGCTGCATCTGACAGTTCATAAGATTCATTATGGCAAGATTCAAGCCACCTGAACTGCCTTTCCGCAGTCGATTCATCCATGGTTCCAAAACCCAAAGGTACATTAGAGTACAAGAGATTATGGCACTTTTCACGCCGCAATTGTGAGCCTTTTCCAGTCAACACTTTTTCGCGGAACAGTGTGACAATCTTTTCAGGTGTGTACTCACTCATCAGCCTGGCCCTAATATTATTCTTCACCTCTCGCGGAAGTAGTTCTTCGCCATCTTCCCTGTGTTCATCCATTAAGGCATCGTATTGTCTTTTTATACCAAAGTTGGATTGAGCTATCACGTAATTCTCTAGATGGATGTTGGCAGATGAGCTTAGGATGGTGCCTCCCAATAAATTGTTTTTGACAAAAGTCATAACTTTTTCAACCTCATCATTTCTGACATCATGGAGAGTGCGGAGGAAAAAATCTCTAATGGAAAGTTCCTCTTCAAAAATAGTCGCACCCATTTCACCATCCATAACGTACAGATGCATCCTTGTTACTATGCCTTTCCATCCATCGATGCATTCGTGTACCATATTGCCCACAGATGTGAAAACAAGTTCAACTTTAGTTGTATCTTGTAAAAACACATCGAACATATCACGAAATGCACGTTTCATAGTCTTGTAGTGATATTGTCTGGTTTCCTTTGAAACATCCAGATTGGGCTTTCCATCATCTACCATGGTTTTTAGCATTCTGCGGACAGGTTCAGATGTCTGATATGGCAGTTTGGATTTCTTCACAATTTTCTCCAAATCAATCATCAGACTCTTACCACACACTACTGTATCCTCATCTACTTGAAGAATTCGTTTCATGTGTGGTGTATCGATGATCAAATGGGCTTCGTTGATAGTCACTGGTACAGTGTCATTTGTAAGGCCAGACCATATCGTATCGAAGGCCAATTTGTGAGCATCTGGCACATTTGTGATAGTGCCAGGCAATCGTTCTATGGTAGCTGAAAGATTGAGTCCCATGCAAATTGCATCTTGATCAGGCGGCGCATCTTTTCGGCGTCTAATGTATGCGCAGTACATAGTTCCGTTCTGAATACTCAGATATTCACAGGTCTCAATTTGACAGCTTATAGATACATCACCATCTGCATCAATAATTTTGAGAATAGGTTGTGATGTATGTGGAAACATAGAATTATAGATTAATACATCAGCATGTGCCAATCCTGACACAGCAAGAGTAAGCTGTGAAACTATATAACCACCCATAATTGGTGGATTTATTCCAATCTTCATGATGGTGTTTCCCTCACCATCGAGAATGGGTGTCACTTCAGTGCACCTATCGACCAGCATGTATCCCTTAGGGTCGACCGTTGCCATTCTTTCGAATTGAATTAGGTTATGTTTCGTTGTGATCTTGATATTATCTGAAGGGATAGTAGTTGTCCAATCAATGGCAGGTGTGCTCTCAGTTGTTGTAGATGTGAGTGGCCTGTGTATAACTGTTCCATCAGGATCGATCTTGGTGATGATGTGATTAACACCACCAATTTCGCTAACATCTCCAGGAAGGTGCATTTTCAATAGCATTCTAGTACTAGCGAAGAATGCAGCTAGCCAACTATTTAATGAGTGAAATGGTATCATACCTTCTATTTGATCCATTATACACCAGTGCAGTATCCGTTGCTGCGGACGTACAATAATGCTAGACCTAGAATTTACGTATATTGTCCAGAATGGGATTTCTTACTTGAGCCAAAATGGCTACGGTGAAAAATTATTTTTATTCTTCTCATATATAAATATTTTTTTTCAATTTTTATAAATATACATATATTTAAGAAAATTATTAAATATTTTATATGAAAAATAAAATTAATTAAATATACAGTAATTTTTATAAAAAGTACTATGGATAAGTTTCATGTATACGCATGAAAACTAGGATGAATAAAAAATTTTTGATTTTTTATTTCTCGTAAGACAGAAAATCGAAGATTTATCCCAATAATACATTTAAAAATAATATTTCTATAATTCAGAAATAATAATTATTTATAAAATAATAGCAATAATGATACTATAAAATTTTTAATAATTTTTTTAAAAATTATCAAAAATTTCATAAAGTGTATTTAAAAATAATAAGGTGATCATATTTGTCTTATTCATTATTAGTATTATTATTTTATTAATTTTAATATTTAATTATTTTATACTATATAGAATATATTATATTTATTTTTAAATAACATATACTGTAAAAATTGAATAATGTTATATTGATGTGTATTATCCCATTCAATTTAATAAATATTTATTAATATGAATAAGTCGAATAGCATATACAATAAATAAAATTTATAAAATGAATACGGTAATATAGGCATTAAAAAGAATATACATATTCTTTTTTATGCAAAAACTATTTATCTTTGATAAATAGTTTTTTATTTTTTATGAAATTATTATTACTTGTACATTTATATAAATTTATTAAATATTATTTTTAAATATATGATTATAGTAAATCAAAGATTTATCGCAATCTTTAGACTGAAAATCTTTGGTTTTCTGTTGTTCTAAATAAAATGAATACTGTATTATAGGCATAAAAAAATATGCATATTTTTTTTTATTTTTTATGAAATTTTCGATAATTTTCATAAAAACGAGTGTATACTAATATTTTTATGCAAATTATTTTTGATAAATATAATTTGCATTTATAAATTTTTAGATAATTTATATATAATTACTAAAACGTCCAAATGTATCATAATCATCCTCAACTTGTTCATCATCACTATAATAATATTCGTCAATTTCAACAGATATAACTGCTGTAACAGAAATATATCTATTTATAAAATCTAGACAAATATGATTATTAGTACCTATTTCGATAAAATTAATTTCATATTTATATTTTTTGTCTAATTTTGGTAAATCTAGATTATCTAATAATTTTATTTTAATATCACTATTAATACTATATAGATTTAGATCTGTATTATGAAAAACAAATTTTTTACCACTTGCAAGATAAATTATTATATCAAAAGATTCATCAATTTCATCATATATATGATGTTCAATTTCATCATAATCATAATCATATTTATAATTATCATAATTTTTATATTTTTTAATTAAATTAGAATCATTATTGTATTTTGGCATTTTTAATTTATTGGCAAATAACCACCTATCAATAAGATTATAAATTTATAAAAAAGTTATGGTAATTTTCATAATTAAGTAAAACCTATACTATAATTATTTCAATTTTTTTATAAAATTTCCTAAATTAGAAATAATTATAATTAATTAACTATAACTATAATTATTATATTTTCATTAGAATAATTTTGTAAAATTATATAATGGTAGAAATAAGAAAATCATCAAAAAAATCATCTAAAAAATTATCTAAAAAATCATCTAAAAAATCACTTAAAAAATCATCTAAAAAATGGTCACAAATAGTAACAGAAAAAAGTAATTCGTTGAATTTAGAACCTGGTATTTTTACTAAAAAATCACCTAAACAAATTGCAGAATCTATATTTAATTCTGCCAAATTAAGTACTAAAAGAAAAGCAGTTACTGTATATCAATCTGCTGTAATGATGATAAATTTTTACATAAATAGAGCTGGTAAAAATTTATCAAAATATCAAAAAAATATTTTAGAAAAAGCAAAAGAATATTTAAAAATTCATAGAACTAAATTAGAAAATACATTACTTTAGTATTCAAATTATAATTATTCTAGAGATGTTTACGATTATTTTTATATATTTGTGCATCACATTTATCTTATTCAATTTAATATTTATTTATATACATCAAAGGTGTATTCAATTTATTTTATTTTATTGTATAATACACTCATTTTCATGAAAATTATTAAAAATTTCATAAAAATATTAATTTATCATATTCATTTGATAGAAATGTTTTGCCAAGAAATAAATCTTCGATTTATTTCTCGGCTTAATAACGAGATAAAAATTTTTGATTTTTATCTCGTTGTTTCAATAAACCTTATTCATTATACACCTATTTTCAGGAAAATTATCAAAAATTTCATAAAAAATAAAAAAATATTTATCTTCGATAAATATTTTTTGCATAAAAGAATATATACACCCATTTTTATGAAAATTATTAAAAATTTCATAAAAAATGAAAAATTATTTATCTTTGATAAATAATTTTTGCATAGAAAAAAATACACGTATTTTTTTCTATGCTCATTAAATATAC